AAAATTTGAAGAGCGGCGCAATTTACCGATACCCGCAGGTTGGGACAGAGTTCTCACTATGGACGAAGTGGACACTATTCTTGCTCAAGACCTTAACCGGTTTGAGCGCGGCGTGGCCCGACTTTGCCCTGCTGCTGTTAATAGCCAAGGCATCTTCGACGCTCTGGTTTCCTTCAGTTTCAATGTGGGCCTTGGAAATCTGCAACGCAGTGGGCTGCGGATGAAGACCAATCGGGGTGAGTTTACGGACGCTGCTGAAGAGTTCATGAAGTGGACCAAAGCAGCAGGTAAGGTGTTGCCGGGTCTCGTCAAACGCCGCAAAGATGAGCAGGCGTTGTATCTGTCAGGAGTTGCCTAGATGCCCTTGCAGAAACTTGAACTACGCCCCGGCGTCAACCGTGAAGCCACAAGTTACGCCAACGAAGGTGGTTACTTTGCTGGGGACAAAATTCGTTTTCGTTCAGGCTTCCCCGAAAAGATCGGCGGTTGGCAAAACATAACTTCTAGTAGTAACACTTATAAAGGTGTTGCACGTTATCTCTGGAACTACATTACAACATTCTCTCAGAACCTTCTTGCGGTACTGACGAACCAGAAAGTCTACATTGAATTAGGCGGAGCCTATAACGACATCACGCCTCTTGCAGGTACGGCTACTCTTGGTAATGACCCGATAACGACGACTAGCGGCAGTAAGTTAGTCAGCATCGCAGCCACGGCTCACGGGACAACTATCGGCACATACGTCAGTATCAGCGGGGCTACCGCTGTGGGTGGCCTGACAATTTCAGGCTCTTACGAAGTTATCGGTGTACCCAACTCCAACACGTTTACGATTGTTGCAGCCACGACTGCTTCATCTACGGCAACGGGTGGCGGCGCTGCAGTTGTAGTGACATACGACATTGATGCGGGCCCTGCGACATTTACGCAAGGTGTAGGCTGGGGAGGTCCTCCGTGGGGGTTTGGTGGATGGGGTGCGAATACACCCATCGGCGTACCAATGCGACTTTGGTCGGGATTTAACTACGGTAACGACTTTTTGTTTGCTCAGCGTGAAGGAGACATCTATTACTGGACACGTGATACAAATACGTGGGCTCGTGCCATTACGTTGGAAGCCAAAGCCGACTCTATAGTCAAAGTTGCTACTACGGCGACATTTGCTTCGGGTACAACGACTATCGTGGTTGCTGATGCCACCGGGATTAACACCGGCTCTGTGATTGCAGGGTCAGGCATTCCTTCTGGTGCTTATGTTACGACTGCGTGGAACGGTGAACTCTCCCTTACTATTTCTGCGGCGACGACTGATTCTTTTACGATCAGTTCGGTAGCAGTTACAGCGTCTTACGCGGGCAGGCATGTACCGGATGAAACTTTCGTAATTAACGACTCTCCGATCAACGACTTTACGATTTGTTTTGGCGCTAATCCGTACGATCCGACCAACTTTGACACACCGTTTGACCCCATGCTTGTGCGTTGGGCAGACCAAGACAATCCATGGGAGTGGGTGCCAGAAGTCACAAATCAGTCGGGTGAACAACGCCTATCGCATGGTTCTTACATTGTAGGAGCCACGTCTACTCGTCAGGAAATACTCGTCTGGACGGACACGGCGATTTTCTCCATGCAGTACGTTGGGCCTCCGTTTGTATGGGGCTTCAATATGCTTGATATGGATACATCGCTTGCCTCGCAGAACGCGCATGTCACGGTCAATAACGTGACTTACTGGATGGGGACAGACAAGTTCTATCAATACTCGGGCCGCGTGGAAACCCTGCCGTGCAGCCTACGTCAATTTGTGTATAGCGATATCAACCTTACTCAGTTGAACCAAATTGTTGCGGGTAGTAACGAAGCGTTTAACGAGGTCTGGTGGTTCTATCCATCGGCAAACAGTCTCATCAATGATCGGTACGTCATCTATAACTATCTTGAGCGAATATGGTACTACGGTAATTTAAACCGTAATGCGTTCTCTGAGCATTCGTCTCGGGGTTACCCGATCCTTGCCTTCAGTGTGCAGAACTCATATCTCGACACGGCAATTGACTCTTCAATCACTACTATTACTTTGTTAAACGCTTCGTCATACCCTTCGGTAGGCGTCGTGGTCATTGATTCTGAGTACATTGAGTACAACGGTATTTCGGGTAATACACTTCTTAACTGTGTCCGTGGGTACAACGGCAGCACAGCGGCATCGCACATTCAGTACAGTACTGTGATGTACGAAGTGCCTAATCAGATTATGTTCCATGAGATTGGCGTGGACGATGGGTCAATGACGGTGGCGAAACCGATTGAGGCTTACATTGAGACTTCGGACTTTGACATTCAGGATGGTCAGAGTTTTGGCTACGTCTGGCGTATCGTGCCTGACCTCAATTTCATCGGCTCTACGGCTAACGATCCAAGCGTGACGCTTACGGTCAAACCCCGGCAGAACTCGGGTTCAAACTACACTGCCGCAGATACGCCAACTGTGACTCGCACGGCAACGATACCAGTTCAGCAATACACGGGTCAGGTCTATACCCGCATACGCGGTCGCCAGATGGCGTTCCGTGTGGACTCAACTGAACTTGGCGTTGCATGGCAGATGGGCGCGATGCGTATTGATGTCCGACCGGATGGTAGACGGTAATGACTACTCCACGCGGTGTTGTTGCTCCGAATCTTCCTGTTGCGCCGACTGATTATCAGCAGCGGTATCAGGACCAGTTTGCTAACGTCCTGCGTCTTTACTTTAATCAAATATCAAACCGGATCAACGCGCCAATTCCGCACGCTTCGTATTTTGATACGACGACGCAGACTAATCCTGTAGCCGATGCAGTCAATTTGTTTACGTACAACTCGGTTGTTTCGGATTACGAAGTAACGCGGGGGGTTCCTACTTCCAGAATTTACGTTGCCAACACTGGGGTCTACAACTTCCAGTTCTCGGCTCAGTTGGACAAGACCGGCGGTAGTGCTAGTGCGGTCTATATCTGGCCTAGGGTCAACGGGGTGAACCTGTCAAACTCGGCTAGTAAGGTCACGATTGACGGCCCCAATAGCGAAATCATAGCGGCGTGGAACTTTGTACTGGTTTTGAAGGCCAATGACTACTTTGAGTTGGCTTGGCAGTCGTCCGATACGAACGTTGTGATACGAGAAGAAGCCGTCTCTGGAAATGTGCCAGAAATACCGTCCATCATCCTGTCGGTGGTGTGGGTATCGAACTACGGCGCGGCTATTTACCAACCTGCCACATGATAAAATTTAAACATCTTTTCCCCTTGGGGGTGCCATGAAACCGCTTAATCAACCAAATTACGCTGTGCCTCGTTCAAATGGGTTTTATCCCATGGCGCAGTTGCAGGGTTCTGGGCACACTTCTCTTTACAACTACAACCAACCTATCGAGGTAGTTGGGGGATACGATGCTAAAGTTAACCCGATGACGGGGCAGGAGATTCCTAGCGTGAACATGGCTGGTGGGGGCTTGGCCTCTCTTATATCTTCTCCGTACCAAGATTCAGATGTAATGCAGGTCAAGATGACCCCCCGAGAAGTCGCGGGCCTGCAACAACTTGCCATGTCCTACGGGGCTAATCAGGACGACCTGTACGACCCGATAACGGGCGAACCCCGATTCTCCTTCCTCAAGAAGATCCTGCCGATGGTTGCGGGGGCGTTGTTGGGCCCAGCGGGTATGGGCATGTCGTCATTTGGGGCGGCAGCCACGGTGGGACTGGGTTACGGCTTAATCGAGGGGGATCTCAAGAAGGGCCTGATGGCGGGGTTGAGTGCCTATAGCGGCTCTTCTATTGGGGCTGGGTTGAAGGCAGCGGCGGGAGTAGAAGTTCCCTCTAGCCAAGTGACTACCCCAGCGACGGGGGCATCGTTTAAAGATTTGCCGAGCACGATTGAGCCTACGCTTTCTAGTTATGCAAGCACTCCTACTTCCGCATTAACCGGTCAGCCTACTGTTGCTAGCCTCGGCGGGGGTATGGGCGGTGCGATTGGTGCTGCTGCGGCACAAGCAGGCACTACGGTCAAGCCTCCGCAAGGACTTTTTGGCACAATGGGCCGAGGAACCAGCAACATCTTTACCGGACAAGAAGGCGCTTCGGATGCCTTTATGAAGGCGTTGGGCGGCCCGATGGGTAAGTACGCCACGCTGATGGGTGCGATGGGCACCTTTGCTGAAGAACCCAAACCGTTGAATGTGCCCGGTATGGGCGAAGATATTGTCTACATTCCGGGCGGGTTTAACCCGCAATATGGCACGGGGGCAAATCAGCCTTATCAGTTGCCGGGTAAGTACTACAAGCGCACCAAGCAGGGCCTCGTGCCGTATGACCCCTACAGAGCCGCTCCGGGTGGCAGAGGGTTTGCTGAAGGTGGCGTAGTTACTAACCCGCTTGATTTAGACCCCAACGTTATCGCCAATCGTGCATACGTTGAAGAGTTGAACCGCAGGGCATTAAACCCTGAATTCAATCCGTACGGTGCTTTGTTTGGCACAGGCACGGGTGGTGGAGGTTTGGGCGGAGTTAATACTCCATGGACAGGCAAAAATCCGTATGGCGGATCGCTTGATACTCGTCCCCCTGCAGGAGGCGGAGAAGCCGGAGGAAGTTCTGCAGCAGATTTGGCTGCCTTCCTAGCCACGCAAGTTGGTATCAATTGGATGACGCAGCCCGGTAACGCGGCGGCCTTGCAGAAGTGGATTGCAGAAGGCATGCCGTGGGATAAGCGTCCGTTCTTCAACGCTGGAAAAGAAGCGCCGGGTACTGGAACGGGCGGCACTAAGCCGGGTGAAACCAAGCCGGGTGAAACTAAACCCGGTGAAACCAAGCCGGGTGAGACTGGCGACACAGGTCAAGGAGACCAAACGGGTCAGGGGAATCAAACGGGTCAGGGGAATCAAACGGGTCAAGGAGATCAAACAGGCAGCGGGAGTGCGGGTGCCGGAAGCGCAATTCCTGCAGGGTTAATCGGCACTGCAGTGGGAGCCATGATTGCCGCAGGGGGCAAAGTTCGCATTGTGGGGGGCGTGCATGAAGTGCTCAATCCTTACACGGGCGTATGGCAGCCGTATAATCCTGCAACTGGCGAAATTATCAGCATCAGTTCTCCGGGTGCGGGCGGTGCGCCGTCTACAGGTGCCGAAGGTGGGCAAGGCTCTGGTCAAACTGGCACTGAAGGGCAGGGGCAAACGCAACCCGGTGGTCAAGAACAGGCCCAACCGTCCGGGGGAGAGGGGCAACCTTATTATGATCCAGTAAATAACGTGGTTATTGCTGGCGGTGCTAGCGCGGCGGCGATTGCTGCGGCTAAGGCTTTGGCTGCATCTAAAGGTGTTCTCACCGTTACCTTGTTAGACGGAACAGTAATTTCCGTTGGGGGCGCTGCCGCTGGCGCTGGAGCCGCTGCTGGTGCTGGTGCCGCTGCAGGTACGGGTGCCGCTGCAGGAACTGGTGCGACGGGCGCAGGGGCAACGGGGGCCACTGGTGCTGGGGCTGGAACAACTGGAGCGGGTGCAGGAACAACAGGCGCTGGGGCTGGAACAACAGGTGCTACCGCTGCCGGTACTGCCGCTGCCGCTGCCGCTGCATTGCTTGGCGCACAGCAAGCCTATCAAGGCATCAGCAAAGGCAGAGAGGGTCAGGCTGCTGCTGGCGGGGCGTTGGCTGGGGCCGGTGGTGCATATCTTGCTGGAGCGGCTGGATATGGTAGCGGTTTAACGTCTCTTGCTGGATTTGGCCCGGTCGGTCTTGCTGCTGCAGCCCTTGCTGCAATCGGCGCGTCCATGGTCAACACCAAAGAAATGGGGGATGTCGCCCTGCGTAACTACTGGAACGCAGTCGATCAAGGTCGTGGAATTGGCGAAACCCCTGCAGATGAACTGGCTCAAGGCTTCATCAATTTCTACCGCACCAACAAAAACGAGTTTGCGGGACAAGCCAAGTACGGTCGTACAGGAAATAGCGATTTCATGTATGACATGACGCAAGTCATCAATCAGGCCATTA